GTAACTTTTCAGTAATCGGCGACGCGGCAGATAACAATCCGGACGATGACATCCTGTCCGAATCGGAACTGACCGCCTTGACGGTTGCCCAGCTCAAGGAGCTCGCCGCCGATTATGGGCTTACCCTGACTGAAACCACGAAGGCGAACATCATCGCCGAGATCCTGGAGGATCTGTATCCGAGCAGCCTGAGTGCCATGGCGCTGGGCGAGCTGGAACTGACCCCGGACTTCGCAGCGGATGAGGACACCTACACGGCGTCCACCACCAACGCGAAGGACAAGCTGAGCGTCACGACCACCGACCCGAACGCAGAAGTGACCGTGAAGCTGGGATCCACCGCGATCACCGCGGGAAGCGACGGCAAGTATGAGTTCACCTGGAGCGAAGGCTCCAACACCGTGACCGTGAAGGTCACGAACGGTTACGAGGGCGAGGTCGACACGACCTACACCATCACCGTAACCGCATCCTGATCATAAAGCCGAAAGGCTTTGTGATACACCGCCGCCCGGGAGGCAATCCACTCCGCCTCCCGGGTTTATCTTTGACGAAATGAGGGAGGATCCATGCTGAAGCAAGTGATGAAGGACTACCGGGTCACCGATCTGGAGTTCGCGCAGCAATTCGCGGACCTGCTGGAAGCGGCTTACCTTGACCTGAAAACCGTCGGCGTGGTGATTGAAGGCGAATTAAACATCACCGTAACCGAAACGGAAGACCAGCAGACCGGGGAAGTGACATACACGGTAGAAGACAACAGCGACATCACGGACAAGCTGGTGATCCAGGCCATGAAGACCTACGTCGGCGCAAACGCGACCTTCCTGGAACGCGTGGACAAGGAAAGCTACGAAGAAAGCTACGAAAAACAGAAGAAAAAGCTGGCCAACACGACGGGGTACACCAACTTCGGCGAAGGGGCGGGAGGAACATGAGCAAGGCTGCAGCGATCCGGTTCGTAAGCGAGAACCGGAAGGCCCACGGCGTGCATGAAGCCACCACGAAAACAAGGCGGCTGGTCCTGTGCACGGTGAAGCGGGTGCGCCAGAGCGAATATTACGAGGCACACAATGCCGGGTTCAGACCGGAATATCAGTTCGACCTGACGGCGGCGGAGGATTACAAAGGCGAAAGCTCCCTGATCTACGAGGGGAAAGAGTACGAAATCATCCGCACGTTTGAAAAACCGGCAGGCGGGCTGGAGATCATCGTAGGAAGGAGTGACCGGAATGAGTCAGAATCAGACGGTTGACAAGATCCAGGAGATGATCGACGCGCTGAACACGATCAGCGGCATTGAGTTCCAGGAGGACGCCTGGGACGATAAAGCGCCGAGCAACTACGGAGTGGTGGAACTGACCGGAGAAACGGCCAACGATTACGCGGACGGGGTGAAGATCGCCCAGGCGTACAGCGTGACGATCACGATGTACGTGAGCGGGAACAGCCATCAGTGGATCACCAGGGTACAGGACGTACTGGATCAGCTGAAGGTTCGATACACCATGCCGACGCGGGAATACCTCCAGGACATCAACAAGGTGAGATGGATCTGGACGGCAAGGATCCGGCGGCCGATTGTAAGGGAAGTGGCAGCCAATGGCTAAACAAACCTTCAGCGGGTTTGAAATCGTCGAAAGACAGCTGGCAAAACTGAGCCGGGGAACGGTGAAACGCCTGGTGGAGGCCGGAGCGAAAGCCCTGGTGGATTCCACGAAAGAAAGCGTGAAAACACACCACCATATTGTAACGGGCAATATGGAACAGAGCGTGAAACCTGGACAGTATCACGAAACGCTGGACGGCGGATGGATGGAAGTTTATCCGCAGGGCGATGACAGCCGGGGCGTGAGCAACGCCAAGAAGGCATTCGTGATCAACTACGGATACGGCGGGAATAAGACCGCCAAGACCGGCGACAAGTTTATCACCGGGAACAAGAGAAAACGCCAGAGCGCGGTGGCTGCCGCGATGGAAGCAGAAAACCAGAAAATCATCAACGAAGCAAACGGAGGGACATAACATGATCATTACCGTGAAAGGACTGACCTACGCCAAGTATGCGTCAGGCGGTATCAACAGCCCCGTCGTCTATACCGGCGGCAAGCAGCTGGAGAACCTGACGGTGAACGTGGACGTCAACTTCGAGTACGCGGAAGGCAGCGACTACGCTGACGGTATCCGGATCGCGCACAAGAAGAAGATGACCGGCGCATCGGTCGGTATGGAACTGGCTGACCTGCCGGAAGAAGTGAAGGCGGACTGGTTCGACTGGGAAGCCGACGGGGACGATTACCTGATCACCGAACAGGACCCGAACAGCATCGGCGTGGGCTTCTACTTCTGGCAGGAGACTCCTGTGACGGAAGCGGACGCCTACTGCGCGTACTGGGTGTACAAGAGCAAGTTCAGCCCGGACAGCATCAGCGGAAGTACCAGCAACGACTCCATCAGCTACCAGCACCACAATGTCACCGGCCTGGCCGAGGGCATCAAGGAGGAAGAAGGCGGCAAGGCCATCTTCGTGAAGGTGAGCGAGAACTTCGATACCGAAGCGGATGCGATCGCCTGGCTGAAGGCTGAAGCAGGCATTCAGACCACGTCCCAGGGCGGCGGCTCCTGAGGCAACACCTAACCAACAAAGCAGCACCCGGCGGAGGAATTCCGCCGGGTGATTTTGTGCAATAAGAAAAGGAGTGGATAACATGGAACAGGACAACGTGAAAAAAATCATTGAAGCGCAGCGGGAAGAAGAAAAGAAGCTGATGGCCATGAAGCCGGAAGTAAGGATCAACGGCCAGCTGTACAGGCTGCGGTTCGACATGTACGCCTTTGAACAGGTGGAAGAACAGTTCGGCGGGATCCGGGAAGCATTCGGCGCCATGAGCCCGGCCGGCGGAGGAAAGATCCTGCCGGTTGTCAAGAAGCTGTTTGCCATTCTGGCCAACAGCCAGCGGAACATGGACGGCCTGCCGGAGGACGTGACCGGCGATGAGATCACAAAGCACGAAAGCGTGAGCAAGCTGCTGGAGATCAGCAACGCCATCAAGGCGGCCATGGCGCAGGGCATGGCGGCGGAAACCGCGGACGGAGGCCCGGCCAGCGATAAAAAGAAAAATCCGATCAAAGAAGAGTATGAAGCAAAAAACGGATAAACCGGCGACCAACGCGGGCCCGCGAGTATTACGGGTACGCGCTGATCGCCGGCATCAGCATATCGGAAGCCAGGCGGCTGACGCCGGGATGGATCCGAGATATGTACAAGATCCGTTTTGACTATGACATAAAAACCAACGGCCTGATGGGCGGAGGAACGAAGAAACCAGCAGGAAAGGGGACGAGCAAGCGTGCCGGCAGATGAAAACAAAGTCAAGCAAAAAATAGAGCTTGACGGAGAGAAAGAATATAAAAAAGCGCTTGATGACGCATACCGGACACTGAGAGTCCTGAAGAGCGAACTGAAAGCCGAAACGGCTGAACTGGGAAAGAACGCCACCGCCCAGGAGAAAAACGCGGTCAAGATGAAGAGCCTGCAGAAGCAGATTGCGGAGCAGGAGAAAATCGTTAAGACCTACAAAGACACGCTGGACGAAGTCAGAAATAAATACAAAGACAACCAGGAAGAGATCGCCAAGTGGGAGCAGAAGCTGAATAACGCCCGCACAACCCTGGCCAACATGAAGAACGACCTGGAGGGCGTGGGCGACGGCTTCAAGGCCATGCAGACGGACGCCAACATGGCCACCGTGGCCAGCAAAAGCGCGGCGGACGCCATCGGCAGCCTGGCGGACATCGGCGGCAGCATCAGCGACAGCATCGAAGGGATCTTCACCGGGATGCTGACGACCGTGAAGGGCGCAATATCCGATATATGGGCGGACGTTGTCGACCTGGCGGCGAGAAGCAACAACCTGGTGGACCTGGCGGGCTTCTGGAACACGGACGTGACCACGATCCAGAAGTACGCAGGCGCGGTGGAAGCCGCGAGCGCACACCTGGAAGACCTGTCCGCCATCGTGACCAAGATCAACGCCGGAGACATGAAAAAGATCACGGAGCTGACCGGCGTCAGCGGTGCAAATTATAAAGACCAGTGGGAATATGCCATGGCCGTCATGGACGCCATGAGCAAGATGAGCAAGGAAGAGCGGAACGCCGCAGGCTTTGAGATCTTCGGCGGGCGCCAGGCTACAAAGGCCTTTGACCTGCTGAACGACTGGCAGACGGTGCTGGACAACCTGGACAAGTTCGACGCGACAAAGGGCGGGTACGGCCTGGCCGAAGAAGAACTGCAGAACATGTCCACCCTGTACGACAAAATCAACGCGGTAAAAGCCAGCTGGCTGAGCCTGAAGAATATGGCAGAGGTAAGGCTATTCGGCAGCCTGAGCCTGGATCTGACCAGCAACGCACAGGGCATTCTGGACGGCTTCCTGGCCTACTTCAACGCGGAAAACGACGAAGAGCGGGACGCGGCCATCGGCCAGATCGAGGAAAATATCACCGCAATGTTTACGCGGGTAAAGAAAGCCATCGAAGACGGCATCGCCCTGATCGACCAGATCGCGGAGGACATGAAGGGCAGCGAAGACCCGACGGTGCAGACCATCGGGAAGCTGATGGGCGGCCTGGCGGACGCGCTGGAGTGGTTCACGGAAGACAACATGAGCCACGTTGTGACGGCACTGGAGATCCTGGCGGCCTTCTGGATCGCGGGCAAGGGCCTGCAGATGGCGGGCACGATTGCGGAGCTGGCGGCGAATATCCGGACGCTGAGCTTCTTCAAGCTGATCGGCGGATCCGCCGGCGGCCTGGGAGCGGTAGGCGAGACGGTAGGCACCAGCGCGGGGACTTCATTCCTGGCGGTACTGAAAACAAACCTGCCGGGCATACTGGCAGGCGCACTGGTGGGGCTGCCGGTTGTGGACGCACTGTTGCACCCGGAGAAGTACGACAAGCGGACGGAAGCGGAAAAGGCCCTGGAGGGAATGAACGGAACACCGCTGGAGCAGGTGGCCAACCTGACGGCAGACCCGGAGACGACAAAGAACGCGCTGCACGCGCTGTTCGGCGTGAGGGATGAAGACTTGAAGGAAGCCGGGCTGGGAGCGACAGAGTTCAGCCTGCCGACAAAGAAAACGCCGCGGGGCACGCTGGTGGGCTTTGACGTGACGGACGAACAGCGGGCCGGCCTGGAAGAATACTGGGACCTGCTCCGGACGGGCGAACTGTACAAGGCCGGAAATGTGGAGGATCACCTGTACGAGCTGTTCAGCAATGAAACGGACATGCTGGACAAGCTGATGGACATGATCGACATACTGCAGAACGACCACGTTCTGCGGGACGAACTGGACCTGCCGGCGAACTGGTGGCTGCACGGTGCAAACCAGGGAGAAGGAATTACCAACGAAAACCTGACGGCATTCAACAACCTGCCGAGCAAGATGGAAAAGGCGGTGGCGAAGGCGGTCAGCGGGATCAGGGTATCGATTGACGGACGGACAGCCGGGCAGATCCTGGCACCGTATGTGAGCGAATCCATCGCATCGAATATCAGCTGATAAGGAGACAAAAACATGATTCTTATGCACAGAGTAGCCCTGGGCGGCGTGCAGCTGGACAGCATCGACAGCCGGATCATGGTCAAGGGCGTGGCGACACAGGCGGCCAGCGAGAAACCGGGAACGGCGCAGAAAGCGACAGACGGCCTGCGCTACAACGGCACGAAACGGGAAAGCCTGGACGTGACGGTCCGGATCGGACTGAGGATCTACGACGATGAGATGGATGAGCGGGAAGAGCTGATGGAAGCGGTGAATGCCTGGGCAAAAAAACTGCCGGGATGGATCACCACAACGCAGAAGCCGGGGCGGAGGTTCTGGGCTGAAGCGGTAAGGACACCCGCACCGGGAGATCCGGCGGAGTGGACGAACGAGTTCACATATACTTTCACGGCCTACGCGCTGCCATGGTGGGAAAAAGACACAGCCACCAGCCAGGCACTGACGCAGAGCAGCACGGGCGAAGGGACGCTGACCATGCCGGGAAGCACCGACACGGTGGCGGAGGTTCTGGTACAGAACAAGAGCGGGGCGACCATCAACGACCTGGTGCTGACGGTGAACGATACGCAGATGACATTTACCGGCCTTGGCCTGGCGAACAACGGATTTTTCACGCTGGATCACCATCTGGTGAAGGGCGTATACGCGCTGCGTGCGAGGATCGGCGATGCCAGCAAATTGAACTGCATGAGCGGGGACGATGAGCTGATCTTGCATCCGGGGGCAAACGAAATAAGTTACAGCGCCGGGGGTGCGGTGATTGCGACCTTCAGCGCGAGGGGGCGGTACCAGTGATTGCATTGCTCAACGGGCACAGCCTGACGAAAAAAGAGCGGTTTGTACCGGAAAGCCAGCCGCTGAACCTGGCGGAGCGGGCGAGCACGACCACACTGACGGTAGGACCGAACGCGCCGGAGATCGGCGTGGGCGACTGGCTGCAGGACGAGACGGAACCGGGCAGCGGGATTGTATGGCGGGTAAAGAGCGTGGACACCCAGCAGGAGACCGAAACACGGACGATCCAGCTGGAGCACCTGATCAACAGCCTTCGGGATCAGCTGATGTTCGGCGAGGTGAAACCGCAGGACATGGGCGGAACAGCTGCGGGGTGCACTGCCCGGCAGGCCGTGGAGTACATCCTGGCAAGGCAGAGCGACTGGACGCTGGGGAGTTTTGATTACGGCTCTGTCAGCAATCCTTACAACTTCAACGGCGACGATCTGTTCAGCGCACTGGAAACGGTGAGCAGCAGCCTGGACGGGTGCTGGTGGAGCTATGACTTCAGCAGTTATCCTTTCACGATCAACATAACCCACAGGGCCAGCACGGTCAGCACAGAGCTCCGCATGAGCCGGAACATCCAGACGGCGCGGATAAGCATTGACCGGAGCCGGATGTATACGCGGATCTACCCGATCGGCAAGAACAACCTGCACATTGACGGGAATTATATCAGCCGGAACGATGATATATACGGCGTGATCAGCAAGACCGAAACAGACCAGAGCAAGGCGACGAAAGCAGAGCTTTACCGCTGGGCGGAGGAAAGGCTGGCGAATCACTGTGAGCCAACGGTCACGGTGACGGTGAGCGCCCTGGATCTGAGCAACGCGACCGGCGAAAGCCTGGATCACATCGTGCTGGGTGCGCTGTGCAGGCTGCCGCTGCCGGGGTATGACGTAATCATTGAAGAAATCGTAAGCAAGATCAGCTACCCAGACAAGCTGGCCGAGCCGGACCGGGCCACGGTGACGATGGCGAACATTCCGGAAGACGTCGCCAGTATCATCAATAACCTGATAAAAAGCGGTGGTGGCGGAGGCCGGGCCGCGGCGAAGAACGCCGAAGAGGATCACGCATGGTTTGTAGACACGACAGACCATGTTGCAATGATCGCAGAAGGCGTGGCCGGAGAAGGAGCCAGCCAGGACTGGTCAAGGGTAGCGGAGCTGCTGGTGGACGGGAACGGTATCCACCAGCGGGTGACACAGGCACAGGCGGACATTGTAGACGCTTACAGCCTGATAGACCAGACAACGACGGCGATCCGGCTGGAAATAGGCAATGTAAGCAGCCAGGTGCGATCCTTCATCGAGCAGACGCCGGAAATGATCCACGCGGAGGTCGGCAGCGCGGTCAGCGGGTTCGCTCAGTCGGTCATTGAACAGACGGCGACATACATACGTACAGAGGTGCAGAACGCGGCAAGCGCTATCAGCCAAACCGTTGTGGAACAGACCGTGGAGTACGTCCGGACGGAAGTCACCAGCGTGGCCAGCGGTGTGGCATGGTCGGTCATTGAGCAGACCATGACCAACATTGAACAGCAGATTGCCCGGAAGAGCAAAGTCTATATTCAGTGGGAAGACCCGAACAACGGGACGAACGTCCTGTATGAGGGCGACGTCTGGATCAGGCGGAACAACAACAAGACATGGAACGAGGCGAACGCAGCCGGGGAGAAATGGAACCAGAGCGGCGTGGCATGGCGCAGGAAATACGGCGACATACAGTACGTCTGGAAGAACGGCGCGTGGGTGCTGGTCAAGGACTTCGCGGCGGACGTGGAAAACGAAGTCAGGCTGGAACAGACCGCAAACGGGCTGGCGATGATAGGCCATGCGGTAGACACACAGGGGCAGCAGTTCAACAGCAAGCTGGAAGTAACGGCGCGGCAGATCCGGTCAGAGGTCAATACGACAAACAGCCAGGTATATTCCGTTATCCAGCAGACGGCCACAAACATCCGGGCACAGGTTGTGAATGAGGTCGCGGGCCTGCAGAGCAGCATAGAGCAGACTGCTTCCTCCATCACAACGAGCGTCAGCGCAGCGAATAGCGCTTTATATTCCACAATCCAGCAGACTGCTACACAGATCCGGAGTGAAGTGGTAAATACCACGAGCAGTATTTATTCACGAATACAGCAGGAAGCGAACCGGATCAGCCTGGTGGTGGAAGGAACGGGCAACAACGCACACATCAAACCGGCATCGATTGTGGCCAGCATTAACCAGAGCGGAGACAGCACAATCAAGTTAAGCGCTGACCACATCGACATTGACGGCATTGTGGACTCGCTGGACGCATATGATATTACGGTTGGATCGCTGGAGGTTAACGGAGATACTGTTACAAACGAACTTACGGCTGTTGACGGAAACATAACAGGAGATCTGGACGTGGATAGCGACCTATGGGTCGGCGAAAGCACCAGACTGAAATATCTATATGTCAGCGACGACGGACAATCAAGGCGGGCCTCATGGAAAAGCAAGACAGTAATTACAGGCGTAACACGCGGGAACAGCAGGAACTTTGTTTATGCCGTTAACGGAAACATCAGCAACCTTGCGACACTTATCGGTACCCTTGTGACAGGTGTCAGCTCTGACACCATTTATTACCTGGGGAGGACGCCATGAGTAAAACAGACAACACCGGAATCAATGACGGCGGAGGGCTTTACGACTCCGCCGGTTTTATTGACACGATCATTCTGGACTGCAACAACTCAGTAAAACAGCTTGCAGGAGGAAACTATATCGGATTCTGCAATGCCATGGTGGAGATTGTGAAGAAGTTAACCGTGCTGAAGAACGGCGTAACAAACGAAAAGAACGCCATGCTGAAACAGGTTGACGAAATGGGAAAGCAGCTGGAAGAGGAAAGGAGTGGAAAGTGTGCTGCTGGATCTGTTCATAACACACTGGACGGAACCGTGGGAGGTAGGGAAGAACGGCTTCGGGATGTTATCTTTGCAGAGGGCGGTGGACTGGAGCCAGATCCGGATCACGCTGGTGCATGACGGGACGGAACCATTCCCGGATGAATATTTTGACGGGATGCCCTTCAAGGTGAACCAGTTCAGCATACCGCACGGAGGGATCGCAAAGGCGCGGAACTGGTGCATAGACCACAGCGAAGCGACCTGGATCAAATGGTGCGACTTTGATGATATGTTCGCCGGGTTATACAGCATTCAGCAGATCATGAACGTACTGAACAACGACAAGTTCGATCTGCTGTGGTTTGACCTGCTGTGCGACGATCACGGGAAGGTGATCAACCGGACAGAACGAAATCCTGTGTTCGTGCATGACAAGGTATTCCGGCGGAGCTTCCTGCTGGAGAAGGGCATCCGGTTCAAAGAGGATCTGACCTGGTGCGAGGACAGCGCATTCCTGGCGCTGATCGAAATGGACATTGACCACCAGCGAATCGGGAAGATAAAGGCCCAGGCGCCGATTTACCTGTACATTGTGCGGGACGGGAGCCTTTGCAACAGGCCGGAAATCAAGTTCGCAAACCTGAAGAGCTTCTTCAAGCGCCACTGCTACGTGGCGGAGGAGTTCAAAAAGCGTGGATTGACGGCACAATACAACACGATGTGCGTCAGGACGATGGCTGACAGCTATTACACGCTGGTAAAAGCGCCGGACATCGAAGAGGACAAGACAGAGTTTGCGGCGGAGGTCTGGAAGTGGTACGAAGATCACCGGGAAGCGATAGGAGACTGCACAAAGCATGATTTTGACCTGGTGATGCGGGCCGTGAACAGAGAACGGTATGACGGCGGAGAAATCACCGGGGAAGAGTTCATTGAATGGATCAGAAAACATGAGAGAGGTGAAGAGTAAATGGCAACATACACTTCAAACCTGAGTCTGAAAAAACCAGCAGGGACGGAAGATATTAACGTTGCGGACATAAACGGGAATATGGAAATCCTGGATAAACACGACGTTGCTTCTGTGTTCGGGAACGGTGAGAACAACTTCGCGGCAACCAGTATAACCTTATATAACTGCACGGGAACGATCGGCCTTGGATTAAGGTATCACATTGCCGGGGATCTGTGCCTGATTGAAGGCAGACTGTCGATCAGCAACTATACGCGCACGGGAGCGAACCCAGGATTTACGATCTACTTCCCGAACTCAAAAAAGGCGAAGAAAAGAATCAATATCGGATGCGCGGGGCTGACCAGCAACGCGAACGGCGTCCGGGCCGGAGAGAACGCAAGGTTCATGGCAGAAGCGAACGGCACGACATTCAAAATCGACACGACTGAATCCTACACCAACTTTGACAGCAACAGCAGAGCAGTGTTCCAGATATTCCCGATCATCGTCGAACTGACAACATAATAAGGAGGACACCATGAACACAGCGAACCAGGTCGATCTGCTGGTGGCGCAGCTGACAGCGGAGGGCCGGACAAAAGCGGACATCGTATGGCAGACGGCGCTGGCCTGCGTCGGCTGGCCGTATGTGTTCGGGGCGTGGGGAGCGTACTGCACGCCGAACGAGCGCCACAAAAGATACAGCGACGCACATCCAACCATCAAGACGAAGTGCCCAGGCTACGACAGCCGGAACTGCTCCGGGTGCAAATGGTACCCAGGCGGAGAGCGGGTGCGATGCTTTGACTGCAGGGGATTCACTGACTGGTGCCTGCTGCGGGTCGGCATTGACCTGATCGGCGAGGGCGCTACCAGCCAGTGGAATGGCAAGAACTGGGCACAGAAGGGAACCATCAAAGACGGCATACCGGCGAATACGCTGGTGTGTCTTTTTGTTTCGGACGGCAGCAAGATGGCCCACACCGGCTTCGGGTTTAACAACGAAACCGTGGAGTGCTCCAGCGGCGTCCAGCACTTCACGGCCAGAAACAAGAAGTGGACGCACTGGGCGGTGCCGATCGGACTATATGAGACCATGCCGGACCCGACACCGAAGACCGAACCGGAACAGACAACGCCGAAACTGCCTACACTGCGGAAGGGCAATAAGAACCAGTACGTGAAGCAAGCCCAGCAGCTGCTGATCGAGCGCGGGTATAACCTGGGAATATGCGGCGCGGACGGCGACTTCGGCACAGCGACCTATAACGCGGTACGGCAGTTCCAGCAGGACTGGGGGCTGGACGTTGACGGCGTGATTGGCCCGAAGACCTGGGAAAAGCTGACCAGCACACCCAAAACACCGGTCGAGACCCGGTACAGAGTGACCATCAAAGGCCTGACGAAAGCACAGGCGGAGGAACTGGTTAAGATGTACGGCGGCGAAATCACCGCCGGTTAATAAGAAAGGAGAAAAAGACAATGGCAGGAGAAACAGTATCTCACGTAAGATTGATCGACTTCGAGGAAATCACACCCGGACAGATCTTCCGGGCCTATGCCGGCAAGAGCACAGACGAAAAGCCGGGAGATGACGAAACAACGACCCAGCGGACCGGTAATATCTTCGTCGAGATCGACACCGGCCTGACTTACTTCTATGACGAAGAGGCGGAGGACTGGATCCTGCCGGAAGCACCAGCCACGACAACTGCAGAAAGTGAAGGTGAATAACAATGGCGGGTATTGGAGCAACAGTCGCCCTGATCAAGGCCTTGGCACCGAAAGCGGATCCGGCCGTAATTCAGCAGGCGGTTGAGGATTACCTGGAAGCACACCCGGAAATATCCGTCGCGGATGGATCCATCACAGAAGAAAAACTGGCGGCCGATGTGGCCGGGATCCTGGACGATTTACAGGACGACGTATCTGACGTTAAGACAGCTATTCACGGCGTGGACGACAACTTGACGGATGAAAAGGCAAATGTTGCCCAGATAGCAAATAACGGATACCATAAATTCTTCCCGGAGTGGGAGAGGGGTGCATGGGGATTAAGCGGGAAAGAAGTAAACGCAAATTCCATGCGGAGTAAAGACCTTATATATCTTCCTTCTGGTGTATATACAGTTTATTCTGTTGATCCTATGTCTGTTTTCACATATTACGATGCAGAAGCGCAGGACGGTGGAAACCCACAATGGAAACAGACGGGAGAACAAACAATAACCATAACAACAAGAAATTATGTTGGATTTGCTGTTGAATGGTCATCAACAGAAACCGGAAATCCAACAGGAAACTATGCAATTATTCCGTCTGCCGTGTCTGATGTTATCGCAAAGGCGAACAAAACAGCGGACGATCTCGCAGAAACAAGCGCAAGGACAGTGTTTTCTGACGGAACGTACAATGCTGTTTTGTCAAACGTTACCGTTACGGAAAATAAGGGCATTGGTAGCGGTGTGTTAGTTGGAAGTGTTGTAAGCCTTACAAATGACACATATTCACAGGTTATGGAAGTTCCTGTTACAGCAGGACGAACATACCGGATGAAAGCAAGGGTATACGCAAATTACTTCATTGCTCACTTCACCGACAGCAATAACATTCTGATCGAAAAGACAGGAAAAAATACAACGGGGGCAACAAATACAATGGTTGACTTTTCTGCTGTTGCTCCTGCTGGTGCTACAAAACTATATATTGCAGGGATGAAAAACACTCCGATCCTATGTGATGTGTTCAATCCTTATACGGTCAAAGACATTATT